GCGGCGGCATCACATCCGACATTGTTGAAATCCTGAATCAGGTCAACGAAGTCACCATGGACATGACGTGGCAGGAGGCCAACGGGCCAACCTACCATCGCTCGACCATCCGCACCGGAATTCCCTCGCCGACCTGGCGCCAGTTCTATCAAGGCGTTGCCCCGACCAAGAACACCTATGCCCAGGTCGACGACATGATGGGCATGATGGAGGCGAGGTCCTCTGTCGATGTGAAGCTTGCCGCGTTGCAGGCGGACGCCGCGCAGTTCTACATGAACGAAGCGGCAGGCTTCATCGAGGGCATGACGCAGGACTTTGTGTCAAACCTGTTCTACGGCAACCAGGCCACTGCGCCGGCCAAGTTCAACGGATTGGCGCCTCGCTTCAACGACAATACCACGGCGGTTTCGAAGGAAAACGTCATCGACTGCGGCGGAACCGGATCTGACAACACGTCAATCTGGCTCGTGCGCTGGTCACCGCGCACCGTGTTTGGCATCTTCCCGAAGGGCTCGCAAGCGGGCCTGCAACGTGAGGACTGCGGCGTGCAGCACCTCACGCTCGATGCATCGAGCAATCCCTACTCTGCGCACGTCGATAAGTTCACCTGGGACGCGGGCCTTTGTGTCCGCGACTGGCGCGCTATCGTTCGCATGGCCAATATCGACGTGTCGAACCTGGTGGGCGAATCGTCCGCTGCCGACATCCTCAAGAACATGACCAAGGCGGTGCACAAGCTGCCGCAGGGCATGGGTGGCCGGGAAGCGTTCTACTGCAACAACACGGTTTTGACCATGTTGGACATCCAGGCGCAGAACAAGGCCAACATCTACCTCACCGTAGGCGAGGAAGAAGGTCGCGCGAAAGTTTCCTTCCGGGGCATCCCGATCCGCCGCGTTGACCAGCTGACCCTGACCGAAGCAACCATCACCTGATCGGTGCAGTGAATAACCCCATTCCAAAGGACACGTTCCATGCACCTCGACACCCTGATGCAACTTGATAACGCCCGCGCCTACACGGCGACGGCGATCTCGACCAACGTTTACGACACCGGCCCGGTTACCCTCAACGCGACCAAGGACCTTGGTGCCGGCGAGCCAATCTACCTTTCGATCCTGATTACCACGACGGTAACCGCCAACGTTTCAACGGTATTTACCCTCGAAAGCGGCACCGATACCAATCTTTCCAGCCCGGTCGTTCACTGGACCGGCAACACGGTCCTGCTCGCCTCCCTCGTCGCTGGCTATTGGTATGCTCAAGGCATCATCATTCCACCGTCCAACTTCAAGCGCTACATCGGCATCCGCATGACGCCCTCGACGAACTGGGGTGCGGGCGCTGCCAGCGCATGGATTCACAAGGGCCGCTTCGACACCACGGTGTACGCATCAGGCGTCTCGAACTCAGTCTAAGGTTGACCTATGCCGCGCTACCGCGTCGTCAATTCTCCGACCTGGCTCAAGAGTGGGCTTCATCCCGACCTTCATCAGGTCGGCGAGGAAGTCGATTACGAGGGCTGGCCCGGCTCGAGCCTCGAACCACTCGACGACGTGGCAAAGCGGGTCAAGGAGCATTACGCGGCGAACCGTCGCAATCGCAAGCTGCCGCGCATGCCTGATCTCGCGCAGTTCGCCGAACCTGCTGCCGAAGAAGAACCCCGGCTCAAGCGCCGCGTGAAGGACGATACAGATGGCTGATTTTCTAGAAGGCGATTTCCGCGCCATCATCGGCGGCGACAACGCCGATAATCGCGGCTCGACGCTCGCGGTGACACCGAATATGGATGGTTCGCTCCTGGAGCGCATGGAGGAAATGCAGAGCATTTCGCGGGTCTCGGTTTCGACATCGCAACTGCTCGTCAACGGCACCACCATCTACACCGTCACCGGCGGCCCGATCATCATCTGGGACCTGCTGTCGTATTGTACAGTGACCTGCGAGGCCACCGCCTTCACCATCCAGTGGTCGGCAGACGGCTCCGCGACCGGTCAGGCGGCCACCACGTTCACGGGCGCTTCGGCGTCTCTATCGTCATTCGCAGCAGGCGGTGTCGTCTATAACAACTTCACGGCACTGACGACCGCACCTGTCATCACCCAGACGGCCGGTGTTGCACTGCGCGGACCCACGACTTCGACTGGCGGCGGCATCTACGTTCCGGCCGGCATCATCACCACCGTTATCGCCACCGGCCCGTCAGTGACCGGAAAGTTCCAGCACTACATGCGCTGGTCGGCAATGGGCAACGGCTGCGTTGTGGTCGCGACCTAAATGGCAACGTTCGCCAATCTCCAGAACGACAACGTTTATTTCTCGAACATATCGGCGACCACAGCCGCATTCCTGTTGGCTGGCGGAACGTACGGGGTTACGGTCACCGCGACCTTCGGCGGCGGCTCTGTCACGTTGCAGCGCCTGGCCCCGGATGCATCAACCTACGTGACTTGCCTGGCAGCCTTCACGGCGGCCGGCTACGCCTCTGTGGCGCTGCCGCCAGGCACCTATAAGGTTGCGGTTACGACGGCAACGGCTGTCTATATTGACATCGTTGGCGTTGCTCCGATGAGCTAACCATCTCCATGTGAGCACCAAGACCCCGCAAGGGCAATGCGACGAGGGCCGCCCCCACCACAGGGCGGCCCTACCTTACAGGTGCGTTGTCTGACGCGCATTGACGGCCGCAACGTCCCGGCATGGCGGTTAGGACATTCACTTCCACGGACATTGAGGCGTTCGGCGACCACGGCCACACCATTCGGTGGACCGGGTTGCTCAACGGCGATTCCGGCACGCCTCTTGAAATGGTGGGCAGTGCGGATCGCAGCGCCCAAATCACAGGAACGTTCGGGGCTGGCGGCACGGTCCTGATCGAGGGGTCGAACGACGGCACCAATTATGCGACACTGCACGATCCGGGCGGCAACGCGCTGTCTCTCACATCGGCGCAGATCATCGCCATTCTGGAAATCTCGGCCTTCATCCGCCCGCGTGTATCGGCCGGCGACGGGACGACCACCCTCGCGGTCACGCTGCTGGTGAGGCGCCCATGAACACGAAACAGCAGGCCGCCGCAGACCTCAAGCGCATGTCGCAGATGCTCAAGGGCATCATCGCAATCGGTGACGATCTTGAGGCCATGGGCTCAATCGAGCAGGCGCTCGCGGAATCGCAATCTCGCATCATCAAATTGCAAGGCGAAGAACTGGAGCTTCGGCAACGTCTGGTGTCGATGGAGGATGTTCTAAAGACCTCGCAAGATGCCTTGCAGGCGACGATCCGTAAGTCGGATGAGCGCGCCGCAGAAATCGCATCGACCGCCGAAGCCGGCGCCAAGCGAATTGTCTCCGAAGCCGTGGATCGGGCTTTCGGGATTGTCGAGGCCGCCAAGCAGGAAGCGCGCGGCCTTGACGCGGACCTCAAAGACAAGCGCGCCCTTATCCGCACACTCGACGTTGATATCAGGGCCGGCCAGGCCCGGCTTGATGAGGTGAACGCGAAACTCTCTGAACTTCGGAAGAGGCTCTAAATGGCCACGTACACCAAGTACGAAAGGTTTGTAGAAAACCTTTGCAACAAGCTGATCGACGCCTTTGGGACGACGGATGTTTGGAAGGCCGTCATTCACACCGACGCGCCGGTAGTTGCGACGGACAACGTGCTGGGCGACCTGACGCAAATAGGCGGATCAAACGGCTACACCACGGGCGGCAATGATATCACTTTCAACTCGACGATAACGACCGGCACTGTCACGGCAACGGCAACAGACGTTGTTTGGACCGCTGCCGGCGGCAACCTTGGGGCGTCCACCACGGGGCGATATGTCAGTTATTACGACGACACATCAGCGCTAGACAATCTCGCGGCGTCGTGGGATTACGGCTCAACGTTCACGGTGGCTTCGGGAGAGACGCTGACACTCGACTTTGGCGCGAGTCTTTTCACTTTGGCCTGATAAGTTGTATTGAGAGGTTAGAATGCGGTCAACTAAGGATTTGGCTTGGCTCGGCGGAGTGCTGAAATGAAAAACATTGTGGTGATTATGTCGCGGGAAGCGACGGCGAATATTGACGAGTTCAAGCGGGATGCCGGTAAATGACGCCGCACTCGCTCGCCACAGTCGCCATTCAGGCCGTCAAAACTCCAGCGCAACGACGCGCTGAACAGGGATGGGCGGCGCGTCACGGGTATCACTGGCCGAAGGGAACGGTATTGCCCGAGACCACGGAGCCGGCCTGTCCGCGTGTGCGGGTGGCAGACTTGCCGGAAGGTTTCCTGAAACAAAAGCATATTGATCACCTGGAGCAAAACCAGATGATCAGTTCATGTTGCCGGCACCCTGAAAATCATGAGGTTGAAGGTCTCAAAAGCCACCCGGATGAGCAGGTGCCGGATATCTATATTTTCCACTGCACGTGCGGGCGCAAGCACCGCTTCTTCTGTGTTGGCGCGACGGATGATCATCGGCCGATGTGGAGCGGTGGTTAATGGCCGTTTCCCACATATTTTCCAATGCTGTTGCTGATTGGACAGGCACTGTCACGGTATTTAATAGTGCCGGTGCGACCACGACTGCGGCAGCGTCTGCGATTGTGCGGCCGAGTGATTGGAATTCTGCACACAATCAATTCTATACTCTGACCGGCAACACGACGGGGAACAGCACGGCCAGCGGCACGAATGTGATATTTGCGGGATCGGGCGGGGTCAGTGTTGGAGGATCAACAGGGTCGATTGTAATCAGTGCCAATCCTTTTGTGACGCACGATGGATATGACCCATTTATAACCGGATTGCTTAATATCTGTGCGTCAGAATATGCAAGCGGGTCCTTTTTTATTAGACCTGTGAGTGTTCCGTATCTTGAATTCGATAGAGTAGGTTGCCGCGTATTTCACAGCAACACTTCAAACTCATCTGGGTCGTGGACCGTAACTCAACTTTTTGGGGTGTACACAAAAAATGTTTCGACGCTTTCTCTTCTTAGTTCAGCCTCCTATACAACAGCAATAACTGGTTCCGGAACACAGGGAATATTTTCTTCGGTTGGAGGTCAAAGACTGTTGACTATGGGGCTTACTGGAACACTAACGGAGGGTGATTATTGGGTAGGCGTTGGCATGAGAACCAGCACCGCAGGTGCAAATTGCACCATAAGAGGGATTGGTCTTCAGCAGGCCAGCGGATCAAGTGCAGTATCTTATAGCGGTTTATTTAACGTTGCATCTAACGCAACAGCGCAGCCTGCATTAGGGCAAGGTGTCTATACCGCCACTACAGCAGCCATCCCAAATTCTATAGCGTTTAGTCAAATAAACGGTACTTTAAGTGGTAATTCCACGGCAGGTTTCCATCAAGCTTTTCTATTCATAAGTGGGACAGCGTAATATGACAACTCTAACAGCACAAATTGCCTCTTCGGGCAACTTCATACCTAAGATCGCCGAAGACGGCGTAACAATGAACGGACTCGACATCCAACTCATGCTCAACTGGGTTGACTCGGACGGCGTTCCTCAAGCGACCACACAGCGGACGTTCGACGCATGGTCGATGCTCAGTGATGAACAGCGCGTTGCCCTCCAGGATATCAGGAATACAATAGGGGCCGCAGTAATGGGGCAGGTATGAGTTCGGCACAAATAGTATCATTCGACAGAAAAGCCGAAGGTCGTCATAATGAGGCCTTCGACACCTCAGCTTCGCGCATCCTTCAAGGCGCGAGTTGGAAGAAGCAGCGCATCGTGGTGATGTTACCGGCATCCAACACGATCAGTACGAAGGTGGCCTTAAGCCATTGGAATCTGATTTTCCCTCCCAATCAAGCAGTCTATCGAATGTTGTGCTTGGGCATGGAAGTTGGGGACGCCTATTCACAAGCCATCGAAGCTGTGCTGGCAGAACCTCAATTATCGGACTGGGAATACATTCTGACCATAGAACACGACAACGTCCCTCCCCCGGATGGTGTGCTCAAGCTCATCGAGAGCATGGACGCGCATCCTGAATACGCCTGCATCGGAGGGCTTTATTGGACTAAGGGCGAGGGTGGGGTACCGCAGATTTGGGGCGACCCGAGGGACCCGGTGCTAAACTTTCGTCCACAAGTCCCACTTCTCGATACATTGCAGGAATGTTGCGGAACTGGAATGGGTTTTAACCTGTGGCGCGTTTCGACATTTAAAGATTCCAAGCTACGCAAACCATGGTTCAAGACCTTGGCCGGCTCTGAAGGCGTAGGAACGCAAGATTTGTTCTTCTGGGGAGACGCTCGCAAGCACGGCTACCGATGCGCGATCGACACACGAGTACGTGTAGGTCATTATGATGCAACAACAGATGTGGTGTGGTGATGGGCTGGAAATGTCGGGGTGCTACTATGTATTGGATCGAAAACGAAATAGCTTCTGACGCGGATGTGTCCCAAGAGATTGATCGCCAACAAATTGCGTCTTTTGGCAGGGTTATGGGTACTGAAGACGTGAAGAAGGTTTACGACCCTAAAAAGGACGATCCATCGCGCTGGCACTTGCCGCCAGAGGAACGATAATTTAACAAACGGTGTGGTGATGAAAAAAGCAGTGAAGGAAGAACCAAAAGTTTTTTTTTCTGGTTACCCAATCGAGACCGTTGATCCGGAAACGAATAATGGATGTTCGTTTCGGCCGAAACCCCTTAAGATCGACATTGGTTGTGGGGCCAAGAAGTATAAAGGCGCGAAAGGTGATCAGGACGATTGGTATGGCATGGATCGTATTCAATTCGGTAATGTTGATTACGTTCTCAACATTGGCCAAGATGCCTGGCGATTAGCGGATGGGCAGGTAACCGAAGCTTACACTTCGCACTTCGTTGAACATCTGACCTCCATCGAACGTATTCACTTCTGCAACGAGCTTTATCGCGTACTCGTTCCTGGCGGTAAGTGCACTTTGATTGTTCCGCATTGGTCATCGTCTCGTGCTTACGGAGATCCGACGCATCAATGGCCGCCGGTCAGCGAATTCTGGTTTTACTATCTCGCACGCAAGTGGCGACTTGACGACGGCAACGCCCCGCACACGGATGTGAAGAACTGGTCTGATGGTTATTCATGCGACTTCGATTGCACGTGGGGCTACGGGATGCATCTAACGCTTCAAAGCCGAAATACCGAATATCAGCAATTCGCGTTGAATTTCTACAAAGAAGCTGTCCAGGACATCCACGCAACTCTCACGAAAAAATAAACCATGTCGTTCCAGGGAAATGCATTTCAAAGTAATGCGTTTCAGGATGCGGTTGGAGCGTCGGCAAACAACAAGTCGATAGTCGCTGATGCCGGCACCTATACATTCACCGGCACGGCTGCGTCTCTCCTGGTCAAGCGGATCGTCACAGCGGCTGCCGGGACGTATACATTCACCGGCACCGCAGCGTCCGTTCTACACGGATGGCGTGTTACTGCCGCATCCGGTAGTTACTCCGTCACCGGCACCGCCGCATCGGTCCTGCATCAATGGAAGTTGGCGGCTGGCGCCGGGTCCTACGCGCTCACGGGACAAGCCGCTTCTGTCCTGCACGGCTGGAAAATCAGCGCTGCGGCCGGCTCCTATACATTCACCGGAACCGCCGCCACGCTACGCCACGATTGGCGCTTGAGTGCATCGGCCGGGTCCTACGCGCTCACCGGCACCGCAGCGTCATTGCTGCACAAGTGGGTCATGAGTGCGGCGGCGGGGTCATATGCCTTCACCGGCGCGGCCGCCGCGCTCAATTACGGCCACGTCGTCCAGGTCGCGGGCGGCAGCTACACGATTACGGGATCGGCGGCAACACTCCGCAAGACCAGCCTTCTGACGGCCGACGTTGGCACCTATGTGTTCAGCGGCGCCAATGCCGCGCTGACGTACAGCGGGGCCGCCGCCCCCACGTCCGCTGACGATTACATCATCCGCGCTCGCCGTCGTGGCCGGCGTTGACGGGTGCGTTGTCGGCAAGGGCACCATAGCGGCACCGTTCCACCATGCCGACCGCTCTCGAAATTTGCAGTTCCGCCCTGACCCGCACCGGGTCCGAGCCGATCACGTCGTTTTCCGGGACGACGGCCGGCGCGCGCATCGCGACCGAGAACTATGAGACAATCGTAAAGGCCGAAATGGCCGCGTATCCGTGGAAGCGGGCATCGAAGATTGTCGAACTCGATCTGATCGATGCCGATGTTTCCGGCGATCCGCCCGAACCGTGGACAGCGGCCTATACGCTCCCGTCCGACCTGCTGGAAATCCGCACCCTGCGAGTTGGTGGACAAAATATCGATTACGAGGTGCACGGCAACACGCTGCTGTGCAACGCGAGCGAGGTCGATAACGTCATCCTGCATTACGTATGGCGGCAGGACGAGGCTTATTGGCCTCCGTGGTTCACCGAAGGCATTATTCGGCGGCTCGAAGCTGTGTTCCTCCGAGGTATCGGCGAGCGCTACAAGGAGGCCCAGGCCCGCGACCAGGCGGCGGACAGGCAGTTCGCCATGGCCAAGCATCGCGATAGCCAATCGCAGACCCCGCGCGACCCGACACCATCGGCAACGCTTGCGGCGCGGCGCGGCGAACCTGCGACCACACGACCGGCCCGGCCGAACAGCTGGATTGACTTGTGGGGGTCCTAAACGATGGCCCGCAAGAAACCACTGCAAACCAACTTCTCGGCCGGCGAACTTGCCCCCGATCTGGTGGGTCGATCCGACACCGAGCAATACCAGAACGGCGCGAAATCGCTGCTCAACCGGCGCTGTCTCATTGGCGGCGGCACGCGACGGCGGCCGGGATCGTGGCTGGAGGCCCTGCTTGCCGGCCCCTCGCGCATCGAGCCGTTCGTGGTCAACGCCACGACCAAATACATTCTCGTGTTCACGGCCGGGCAGGTTGACGCCTATCTGATCGATATTGATACCGGGCACCTGACTGCGGCGGGTTCCGTCACATCGACTGACTGGACCGGAACGATTTACGCTGACATGGACTATGAGCAGTCCGGGAACACGGCGTTCCTGACACACTCGACGATGCCGCCGCAGGTGCTCACGCGCACCGGCGCCGCGACCTGGAGCGTAGCCGATTTCACGTTCTTCGCCGATGGCCCGCGCACTGCGCAGCCGTACTACAAGGTGGCGGCAACGGCGGCAACGCTGGCACCTTCTGCGCTTACCGGGTCCATCACGCTCACGATCGCGGGCGGCGGGGCCTATTGGGTGGATGGCCACATCGGCACCATCGTGCGGTATCTGGGGCGCGAGTGCCTGATTACGGCGGTGGCCGGCAACGGGCTGTCCTGCACCGCGACTGTCACCGAAACCCTGCCAGGCACCTATTCACTCACCGTCACGTCGTCGGCAAACTTCACGGTCGGAGAATTTATCGAGGGCGTCACGTCGGGCGCCAAGGGCGTCATTTCGGCCATCGCTGACGCAACACATCTGACTGTATACCTGCGCGAGATCACATCGACGGATTCCACCACCGATGACCAGCACAAGGAATCAAAGCGCAAGTCGATGCAGGTCTTCGCCAACGAGACCATTGCGGGGCCGCACGCCACCACGGCTGTAAGCGCCAGCGCCGGCACCACAGCGGCGGCCGTGACCGATTGGGACGAACAACTGTTCTCGGCGGTCAACGGCTATCCGTCCTGCATGGTGCTGCACCGGGCGCGGGCCGTATTTGCCGGACACCCGGTTATCCCGAATGCTATCATGGGCTCGCGCGCCGACAACCTCTATTCGTTCGACGTGGGCGACGGCACGGACGCGGACGGCATATTCGAGGTCATCGGCGATGCCGGGGCATCGACCATCGTTCAATTATTCTCAGGCGAGCAGCTTCTCGCGCTTACCGACCACGGCCCCTATTACGTCCCGGAAAACGCCACATCGCCGTTCCGCCCGTCGTCGATTGCCTTCTTCGGTTTTGGCTCGCCATGGCCCGTCACCCAGACCGCGCAGGCCGCCGCGTTCGACGGTGGCGTGCTGCTGATTTCCAAGAGCCTCGTCATCAAGGCGCGACCGACCGGCAACCAAACCAACTCATGGGGCGCCGATGAGGTGTCGCTGTTGGCCAGCCATATCGTCAGCAACCCGACGCGCCTGACAGCGATCGCGAACTTTGCCGGCGGCCCGGAGCGCTACGCCATCATCCAGAACGACGACGGCACACTCGCCGTGCTGCAACTGGTCGAGGCTCAGAAAATACGCAACATGGTGCCATGGACCACGACGGGGTCGTATACGTCGGTCGCAGGCACGGGCGCATTTCTGTATGCGTCTGTGTCGCGCGTGGTCGCTGGCAACCTGCAATATTTCCTGGAACTGTTCGACCAGGACGTGACGCTGGATTGTACGACCGAATACGCCACAGAGGCCCTGATGGATGCCGGAGTGCCGGTCACCTATGGCGGGACCACGCTCAACGTCGTCACGTCGGACCTGACCTATCACCT